ATACCGTCCACGCCCGCACCCAGAACGGACTCGGGAGAGTTCCTCCTGGCCACCAGGCGGTTCGCGCGCCGGAGCACCTCGCCGTGCCCTATCGCGGACGCCTCGGGCACGGTCATGATCGCCGACAACGGCTCCCCGACATCAGCCGCGCGGCCGGCCTCGGCTTCGGTGATCGTCTGATCGATCACCTGGTCCGAGGCCGACGACTCACTGACGCCGGCCCACTGCCGGAACTCATCGACCTGCACGAGGACGCCCATGCTCAGGACTTCCGAGCTGACTGCGGCGCACCCTCGGCCGCGACCACGGTTCCCGGAACAGAAACAATTGCTTCGGCGCGATGAACAATAGGAGCGGTGCGCGCTTCTACAATTGTCGTGAGCACATTTGCACGAAATGCAGAACTGCCGTCGGGGAGAATATCGGAATCCGTGGTGTAAGTGGAAACCTCGGTCCGAACAAGCTCAGCCATTCCGACCGAGAATTGACCGACATAAGCAGTTCCGCTCGGCACCGCGCCGACCGGAATAGCCTGAACGCCCCAGAACCCCTGCGAAATGACCGGCCCGTTGAGGGTCTGCCCGAGCAGCGAGATGTCGAGCTGCGCCAGGTCGCCAGGATTGGCCACAATCGCATCCGGACGATAGCCCGCCGCCTGCACCGCGCTGATGCCGAGCCGGATTCCTTCGAGCAGCGTCCCGGTGTTCGGGACGGCAGGCACGGCTCCGGGCGCGATCAATGCGGCAATGGCCTCAAGTTCGCGCTTATCCATAACGCCGCGCGCCAGAGCCTGGTTGAGATAGGTCAAAAGCGCGCCGGAATCTTCAGCGAATTGCCGGCTGTACTGGACCCAGTGGGCCAGCATATTCAGCGTCACCGTTTTCAAAGTCGGAGCAACAACGGCTTCCGGCTTGGGAGTTCCTTCAGGAACCTTTCCCGCAATTGGGGCTGCGGCGGGAAAGAATACCCACTCGACAGATCCGGTGCTAACACCGATCTGCGGAATCAGATCCAGGAATGGCGTCTGCTGAGTGGGGGCGGTCGACGGCGAGATCCGGGTCTTCTCGATGATCCCCGGGAACGCGTCGGTCTTCAATACCGCGCGCCGCTGCGACTCCATCAGGGCCGCGAACGGCTGGGTGATCCGGCCGCTGGAGCCGCGCGGGGCCTGCAGGTAATCGGCGTACGCCTTGCTGCGGGTCCACGCCTCGCCGATCGACAGCACGGTGTTGTCGCGCTTCTCGGATTCCTGCTTCTCCTCGCGGTGGCGCAGGGCCAAGCTGTCGACCTTGTTGGAGGCAGCCTTGCGGCCCTCCCAGTCGACGATGGACTGGATGCGGGAATCGAGCCCCTCGATCTTGGAGCGGGCCTCGGTGAGCACCGGGTCGCTGGGGTCGAAGTCGTCGGCGGACACAAGTGCGTCGATCTCGTCCGTAAGGGCGTCGCGATCGCTTCGGAGCTTGTCTAGGACAGAAATGCTCATGATGTGCGCCCTCCTCGGTGCGCAGTGACACGTAGTCGTTGCGCGATCCGTGGAGCCGGCCGCTCTCGGCCGCGGTACGCCCTGCGACGGGAGCCGCCCTGTTGCTGGCGGGGGCCGTCGGCTGGGGCGCCGGGACCGGAAATACCGGGGGCACGTCTTTCGCCTGGCAAAAGCCTAACCCATACGGGCTAGTCGATCTAGTTCCATCGGCGGCGGGACTTCTCCAGCCACAGCAGGTACTCCTCCTGCGCGCGCTCGCGCTCGGCATCGCGGACGGCCAGCACCCGCGCGCCGTCGTAGGCGCCCTCGAATACCACCGCGCAGCCGCGCAGGTGCGCGCGCCGGTGACGGACGTGCAACTTGCCGGCCCGCTCGGTGATCGCCATGAAGTCCCGCATCGGGTCGAATTCCACCGAAGCGGCGCTGAGCGTCCCATCGTCGAGCTGCACCAGGAGGTCCTTGCCGGCGGTGGTCTGCGACACCTTGCACCGCATCACGAAGCCGTCGTCGGTGTCCTCAGCCTCGAACGCCCTGCCCACCAGCGGGCCGCCGTGCTCCGCCCACAGTCCGAGCCGGGACGGGTTCTTCGCCGCCCGGGAGAAGGTGCCCTTCGAAAAAATCTCGGTGAACGGACCGATGTCCGCCTCGGACTCGTAGGGGGCGGCGAGGATGTCCACGACGCCCTCCTTGACATCCAGGTCCCGCACCACCGCGGACCTGTACTGCACCGCGTCCAGCTCAAGCAACTGTGCCGGCATCCGACCCTCCTTCTCCGCCCTCGGTGATTCCCGCCGGCGGGTTCTTTACCGGCTCTTCGCCGAACGGCTCCATGCCTTCGGTCCGCCGCACCTCGTTGATCGTGAGCCAGCCGTCCCTGAGCCCCACGCTGTACGCCTCGTACCTCGACTTCGAGTCGCTCCGAAGCAAGGCCCTGAAATCCACGATGACGAACTGCCCCTGCGGCGTGAGGGAAGTCAATTCCTCCTCGAAGGCGACCGCCCACGGGGACAGCGAGAACTGGCGGAAGTCGATGTTGCGACTCTCGGCGTTGCTATACGTGTTGCTGTTGGTCGAATCGCTGCCGCCCAAAAGATAAACGGGGACGCCGAAAGCGTTTGCAATGTCGAGCAAACTCATCTGCCGCAATTGGATCAATGCCATATCCACCGGGCTGAGCGCAATCGGCACATACTCGGTTGTGGCGTTCAATATGGCGACGCTTCTTTCGTCGCCGCCGTGCGAATCCAGCCATTGTTCCCGCAGCAAATCCGCCTGAGGCTTTTTGAAGTTGGGGATGCTCGTTTTGAGATACCCGCTCGGCACCCCGCTCTTGTACATCCCGCGCGCGTAGTTGATGGCCTGGGCCGACAACCCCAACTCGGCGGCGTGCATTTCGAGCACGCCCCGGGTGACGCCGTACTCGTCGGGATTATCGGTCGGGTTGTTCAGCTCGAGCAGCCGGTAGCGGCGCCCGCCGAGGACCAGGCCGCCGTCCCGGTCGGTGTCGACGTACTCCCCACCCGACCCGATCCGGCGCACCACGCCCTCGTCGGGATCGACATGGGCGCTCACTTAGTCCTGGTTCAAGAGCCGGAACGTGCCGGCGACAGGCTGCCCGTCGGAGCCCACCTCGAAGATCGTGTAGCCCATTCCCTTCAAGAGCGCCGATCTGATGTAGCCCGCCCAGAATTGGCTGCGGGTCAGCCGGATGGTCGAAGGGACGGAGGTCGGCCCGAACCGCTCGTCCGCCCGGTGGAGCTGCGGGTCGATCAGCCAGCGCCACGGCGGGACCTCGACCGTGGACGTGCCCGGCGTCGGGCCGCCGGTCAGCAGCCGAAGCGGGAGGCTCGCGATCGTTGTGCAGATCAGGCTCGTCGCCCTCGTCACCGCTGCGGTCGTCGCGGCCGGGGTGGGATGGATGAAGTCCTGCGTGGAGTCGCTGCCCATCCACCAGAGAGACCCGGGCGGGTAGGACGAGGCGAAGCCGTCGGGCGAGTTGATCTTGAAGTTCATGGACGGGACATCGGTCCGCGCGTACTTGGCGCGGTGCTGGGGCCTGCGGGAAGGGCGCAACGGACACACTCCGATATCGACGGATCGTGAGCCGTTGACCACGGCTTGCTCGGGCGCGCCGGTCCCTTGGGCAAAGCCTAGCCCAAACGGGCTATAAGCGTCTGAAGATTGCCGGGGCCTCGACATCAGCGATCCCCGTCGCCGCGCCCCACGCCGCCCAGCACGCCGCCTTCAGTCGCGGGATGGGGCCGGTCGATCGCTTCGCCGACAACAGGTCCCCGGTCTCCACAGCCGTGACCCGGGCGTGCGCGACCTCCGCCAGCAGCCCCTCGGAGTGGTCGTGCGACAGCCGGCCCTGGGACACCAGGGACTGCGTCATCGGGGTCGCCATCTTGGTCTCGGCGGTCCCCGCCGGCGATATCAGGAACGATCCGAACGCCGAGACCTCCGCCTTCAGGGAGACGCCGACGAAGACCTTCACCGGCTCCCGGTCGTTCAGCCACTCCACCGCGCGCTCAAGGTCGGCGAACACCTCGGTCCACACCGCCACGGAGACGCCGGTCCGGACTGCCACGGCCACGCCGTACCGCTGCCTGTCCTGGCTCACCTCGATCGCCCCGACCCCGTCCGAGGGGGGCGGCCCCTCCGTGGGCGGGCAGCCGGCGAAGCCGACCGGCCAGCCCAGGTCCACCGCCGTCCCGCCGTCCGGCCAGCAGTTCAGGTACTGGAACCTCCGCGACTTCGGGTCCGCGGCCGCGATCATCCGCTCCCGCTTCTTCGACCAGTGCGGGCTGGCGGCGAACCAGGTGGCAGGGTCGTCCAGATCGTCCGTGGCAGGGTCCGCGGACCATTCGATCAGCAGCACCCTCGGCGCGCCGGCCAGCGCCTTGCGGCGGAAATTCAGGAACGACGGCGTCGCCAGTTCGTTCGCCGTGGACAGGAGCCAGAACTGGCTCTGCTCGCGCTCGATGACGATCGGCGACACCCCCTCCAGGACGTCGTCCTCGGTACAGTCCCATGCCTCGTCGACCAGGGCGACGTGCGCGCTGCTGCCGTACACGGCCTTCAGGCTGGACAGGAACCACACCGAGCCGTCAGGCCACAGGATCCGTTCGTCGCCGATGCCCCGCCTCACGGTCAGATCGTTCTGCGCCGCCCACCGCCACGACTGCCGCTGGATCCGGCGCGCGGCCACGAGGTTGTTCGCCAGGTGCCCGATCTCCTGCGCCTCTCCGAAGTGATCCGCGAAGTGGCAGCGCGCGAGGGCCAAACTCTTGATCAGCCACGACTTGCCGGCCTGGCGGCCGACGCTGATTCCGACCTCGTCCCAGATCAGCTCGCCCGCGGAGTCGACCTGCAGGGCCTTGTCGAGCACGAGGCGCTGCCAGGGGCGCAGGATCACCCCGGCCCCCTTTTCCAGCCATTCTGCCCACTCATCCGCCAGAGTCCCGGCAACATCGGGAGGGTCCGGGGTCACTATCCGTGGTTGCGGCATCACTCCGGGTAGTATCACCGACAC